ACAGCATCTATACAAATATTTCTTTTTCCTCCACCCCAAAACTCATCTGTACTACCACTCGCCCTTATCATAACCGCTCTATTATCCGCATAATCTCCGGTATCGCTCGCCTCAAAATAAGAGCCGCATCCAAATCCCGCGATACCAGGAATCACGTTTCCCAAAGCGGCAGTGGTCTTGCGATAATTATTGGTGATTCTAATTAAAGCATTTTGACCACTTTTGTTTTCCAAGATATAACTATCAATATCAAAACCACCCACTTTACCTTTATCAGAATAAACTTCACCGATAAACTTATATTGCTTAGTGACGGGATCGAGTTCAAATACCACCTCATCATCAACAACGGCAAATATTCCAGTTCGTTTAGAGCCACCAATGAAGCAATCTACTCCCTGGATTATTCCTGTTTTCTTTCCACTATCCGGATCCGTTTTTCCAAAAAAGCAAGTACCATCCGGTCGAAGGTCATAAACCGAGTTACCATCATCAGAAATCCCCTTAATAGAACAACGAGCTTCAAGACCACTACCCGGAACATATTCCAGATAAGATTTTTTATCTCTGTCACCAACATAGCTGCGTCCGTAATTCTTTGTATATCCCTGATTAGTTACCCTATCAAACCCTTCTTCAAGAATCACTTTATCTGCGAGGGAATAGGAATCAATGCCTTGCAACATCTGTTTCAAAGGTGCGTTCTCGCCATAAGACGACATGATAATGGCGTTCTGCCTGCTCACATTTGTACGATTCCCTAACTGGATAATGGTATCACCCGCCTGTGGGATATCGCTTCCGACATCACAGTCTTCTATGGATAAGTCGATGTAGTTATCACCGACTTCCATCACATAACGCCAATAATATCTGTTGGACACGCCATCGTAAACTCCGGCTTTTATATTGAATTGTCGGCACATCGCAAAGTCACCGGCAACGAACTGGCTTAATATCGCTTGTTCTCCATCGTCAGCGGTGAAATAGCAACGATAACGTTTTTCGGATGAGTATAGTTGTACCCCGTTGATATCGTACAACTCACACCCGTTGACATCATAAAGTGCAAACTCCGCTACATTATCCACTTTCGTACATTCTATGCTGGCATTAGTAATTATCTGCTCACCTGAGACGTGTTGCGCATCCTTTATTACTAACGAATCGAAGATTGCTTTCATACGAAAATAGGCCTTATCCACCTCAAGATAGGTTTTACCGTCAGCATCTACTTGAATAATTCCACCGGAACCCAATGTGCCGGGAGTAAAATCTCCCAATTCTATTTTACCGGTCATGATTCCCCCTAGAAGTTTCAACAGATAATCTGTCGTATCCTCCTGATCTTTACGAAGAAACGTAGCAAGGCTCTTTCTTGAAGAAAATACATTTCTGTCGGACGGCAAGGTTTTATCGTTAACTCCTATGACGTATACGCTGGTTCCACCTCCACCGACAACACTTCCGGAGTAAGAGCGTCCTTTGTAAGTAAGATTATCAAGCTTGCTTTCTATCTCACCGATACGGGAATAAGCAGCTGTTTCACCAACTGTATATATAGGATGATCGTATGGAATATCCAACGGCCACTCGAAACCGATAATGCGGGATTGACGTCCTTCGGGGAAATACGCTTTATTTATAAGGTTTACTTTATCTCCTACCTCATAGGTACGAATATTGCCATTATTATAAATGAAATCAGCGTCCATCTCGCAATCATAGGTGGACGGATCAATCATAGACTTCTTTACATACTTCTTGGTAGTTTCAAGCAACTCTTGTTCTGATTCCGGCATCATCTGTTCAGAGATGAATGCCGTATCAAAGCCGTAAAGGACGTAAGTATCTGCCGGAACTTCCTTGCCATCTTCCATATGAGCGGTTTGCGGGAACAACACATTGTCAGGAAGTGCACGCCCATAGTCCTCGTTTCGGACTATTTCAAATGTGGTTCCTGTGTTATCACTCTCTTTTAAGGTTAAAGCAAAGTCAAGTCCGGCAAGCTTACCTGTTTGGAAAATCAAACGTAATTCTTCCAAAAGAAAATCTTTTGTAAAGTTTTTCAGACTATTGTCTTTGAAAGTATAGATGGGATACTTGTTTCCGGTAGGCTTTTTTGTCTCTTCGTCTATTTCTTCCTTTTCTTCATGACTAATGCTGGATACGGAGCCGATATACTTAGGATATTCATCCTCAAATATAACTATCTCCTCAACAGCTTCCTCTACAGGCATTTCCACGTTATCCGGGTTATCGTAACGTTCATCTCCTATGTTGATCCGTTCCCCTGTGGGGTTGTATCTGTAAGCGTCTACATAGGGAATACCTTCCGGCAGCATAAGGCGTTTTTGAACAACACCGTTCAAAGTCAGTTCCTTATCATCCTTGCTGAAATAGTTATCGGGGACTTTTCCTTTTATGATGTTATTAATAGTATATCGGTCGTTCAAAGATGCTGTTATACCTTCGGGTAACCGGATAACATTAGAACCGTCTCCTGTAAGTAGATCCGGATTATAGACAGCTTCAAATGTCTGTCCGGCATTAGAACCGGAAAGGAATGTCACCGAAGTGTCAGCGGAAGCTCCGCCCCTCAAATCGATATTATATTTTATATACGCCGCAAAAGATGAAAGTATATCGAAAGAATCGTTCATCGGGACACTAACAGAAGTTCGGACTTTTAAATCAGAACAGTTCTTGTCTATTTCCAATGTATTAGGAACATCTATTCTGGTATTAATTTCATATTGCTGCTGCGAAGACAACGAAACAACTTGATTGCCTATCGTAACTTCTTTTGATTCTCCAGAGACTTTATATATATACGTAGCTTTCAATATATATTCTCCTGCCGGGAGAAAAGCGCGGCTCCCTATTTGGGGAAGGGTTGTTGCTATATTAATGGATATTCCATCCGAAATAACTTTATAGGAACCGCTTTTAGCCAATGAAGACAAATCGGTATCAAGAGTCCATTCCGTGTAAGATGGTTTAAAAAATCCGCTACCCTCGCTCCTGCTGGCGGTATAGCATTCTTTATACGTAAACTTAGACGGGAAATAATCTATGTTAAGGATTCTTGCCGTATCAGCTATATCTCTACCATCGACCTTCTTCACGTCAAAGATCAGACTCTTCCGGTAGCTGGCAGGAATATTACGAGTAGAACCGAAAGCATAAACACGGGTTGCGTATGTGGTCTGACTGTCACTTCTCTGCATGGAGTTGACATTGACGTTCTCCGTGTCCGTTAAATCACCAGCTTTAAAGTCTACCGGGGAGCTGTATTCACAACGGCCGAAACGGATTTTATGATTCTCTATCCACCATTCACACTCCCAAGTCTCCGCCATTTGGGTAAGAGCGTCTATCAGATTCACATTATCGTATGAAACGAGTTTGGAAGTGTTCGCTACCGTATTATCAATTTCGTAGACAAACTCCTCTTCCCTGAACTTATAACCCAAAGCTTTCAGATTGTCAAGAAAGACATTCAGATGAACATTAAGAGGAGCGGTGAGATTCCATCCGGCTTCTCTTCCAGTAGTCTCAGGCGTGTAGAAAAACTTCTTGTTCTTCCACTTCCAATAATAGGCATCAAGACGAAGTTCATAATCATAGGCTCCCGTAGTCGTATTGTAGGCGGGTTTATACAGGTCTACAAGTTCGAATATTCCGAGTTCATTATCTACTCTATCTCCTAATTGGAAGTACACAGGATTGGCTAGAGAGAACTTCAATGTGATGTAGTCCTCCTTCATCAATAAGAACTTCCGCTTGCTTCCCTCATTGATAGGGGTAGAAAAGCGAGGATTGCCGGATATATCTTTGATATCTACTAATTCTGCCATATCACAAAGTTCGCAGATAGAAACGTCAAAACATAAAATCCGGCAATCCTATAAACCACAATTGTCCAATTGTGGGAAATTTACTCTTTATTAGCTGGATTTGGCTCGTTCACCTTTACAGATATTTTGGAAAACGTCCTCGAAGGATTGAAACCAAAAGATTGCGAACGAGTATAATATAAATGATATACTTCCTCTCCCAACGCCGGAATCTTGATTGTAAACTCTCCCTTCGCTATTTCATCCAAGAAAGCTTTGTACTTAGTAGTATAATCAGATGGAGAACTACCTTGCAACGTGAAGGTTAACGTTAAGTCACGCTCATCTATCTTCCTGTTCTCGATTATCACCCTTTTTCCATCCTGTAAGCGGGATTTATTCTCTATTACCTCTTTCATTGGAAGCGGAGCGTAGATAGCTTCAATGAATCCATCTCCCATTCTTACTCCCCATACAAGAAAGGCATCCCGGTTGTTTATTAATAAATCTCCTTTCATAATAATTATTTTTTTGTAAGTCCGTTGGTATTCCGTTTAACCTCTGCAATATCCGAAGCCATTTGCTGAATAGGCTTCACTATCACATTGGTGTTATCTCTAATATCCATTATAGCTTCATAAGAAAGCCGTAGCAAATCCCGTGTCTCACTGGCAATATCCTTTATCCCTGTAGTATTAGCGACAATAGGTAACATATCTTTCCTTAATTCAAGAATGGACATCGTTTGGAGCTGATTCTGATTCTTGATCTCTTCTCCGGCAATTTGCAAGGCAGTGAAGCGTCCGTTGAGTTCTTCAATTGAATCTTGCGAAGCAGCGGCAAAGCCCTTCTTTGTGGACTCTTGGGAAGATGAAGAAGAGCTACCTGTGTATCCGGTTATTTCAGCAAGCTTATCTCTTTCATCCATGGCTTTTTGAACCATCAAGTCGTAATCCTCTCTCGCATCTTCTATCTGCTTCTTAGTAAGCTTCCCGCTTTGTTCTTTCATTAAATCTGCAATACCATTATACCACGCTTTCAGTTCATCATCAAATAAATCTCCCATCGAAAAATTGAGCAAAGCACGTTGCATATATTCGGAAAAATCCTCTGAAAAAGATTTAGCGTCTTTATCCATATCCATCAAAGATTCGAGAAAATTATCCCTAAGACCATCAAAAGAAATCTGCATAATAGATTCATTGATTTTTTCTGTAAGCTCATCCAATTTACCTGCTTGGTCTGCGTAGGCTTCAAGCTTTTCCATAACACGACCACCATATCCCCCCTTGCCAGCACTTTTAATTTGCTCGTATATATCGGCATTACTTAAAAGCAATTTCATCTGTTCCGGGCTTAATCCCCACAAAGATTCCGTACCGGAGAAGTTATTATCTACATTCTTACGAGCCCAACGTAGTTGTTCATCAGTCCATTCCATATAATATTTCCAGCTATGATGGGAGTTGGAATATCTTGCCTGTTCTTGGGCTATTTTAAGGGTATTGGCTATTTGTTCCTGTTGATATTTATATGCCTGTTCATATGCTGATATAGACTTAACTCCAGCAGATTTTTCCATTACATCGGTAAGTCGATCAATGGATTTCTCTAATGTTTCATTACGGTCTGTTAATCTGTCGATTGCTTCTTGTACTTCTTTTGCATTACTTCCGCTTATTTTATTTATCAGAGAGTCAAATCCGCCAAAAGAAATAGCATTAAAAATATTGCTTACACCATCCCGTATGGATTTACCTAATGTAACAAATAGATCACCGGATAAAACATCGCTAAGAATTCCGCTAACCGCATTGAATACCGAATCCAGCAAAGTGCCGACAAAGTCACTAAGTCCATCCTTAAACACATCAATGATTGATATGATCCAACCAACAATTGGGACTTTGTCAAGTTTGTCAGCGAATTTTTCCATAGCTCCTCCGGCTCCTTTACCTATTTGTAACAATCCCTCATAGGCATTTTTAATTCCTCCAGAAGCTAGTTTCTGTAACCCACTCGTTACATTTTCCATATTAACCTTTAGAGCTGTTGCAGTGTTAGTTAGGTTTTGTTGAATTTCATTAGCAGCACTTGTTTGAGCTTGGACATTCATAGATGCCGCATTTGCATTTTGTTGAGCTGTTTCAAGGGCATTTTGAGTAGCTTGTTTTTCTTCTTCTGTACCGTTCTTTAACGCTTTATTGTAATCATCTTGGGCTTTTGCTAACTTTTCATGAGCCATAATCTCTTCCTCAATGGAAACAAGACGATTTTGTTCAGCTAGCTGATAAGTCTTTATATCTTGACCAAGCTTTTTAAAATTTAGGCCACCGGCTCCACCTAACGCCTTCTCCATTTGATTAATAGCGTCAATCAGTTCTTTTTGACTAGCTTGGTCTGATTTTTTAAATTTATCGGTTTGAACATATTTTTTAGCTTCTTCAAGTGCAGGTTTAATCATATCATTAAACATACTCCCAAATTCCCCAAATACAGTTACCCAATCTATATTGGCTTTTATAGCTTCGGTTTCCTTGTTTTGAATGGCAACATCAC